ATCAAAAACCAAAAAAGTACAATGGGAATCTAAAAGAAGATTTGGTAGTATCTAAAAGAAATGTCTAAAGATGATGTAAATATAAATAAATTTTTGACTAATAATTGGTCAATTGTGGTTGGTCTATTGGCCGCTATATTTACAGCGGGGACTATCTTCGCACAATTTACTGCTCTTCAAGTAGAATTAACAACAGTACATGAAAGGTTAGATAAAAAGATAAAGGTAATTAATGAACTAGAAGACAGAATAGTCAATATAGAAAAAGAATTACAGTACGAAAAAGGTTACTTAGAAGGTAAAGAAAAATAAAAATCATGAGCAAACCAAAAAAGAAATTTAAAGACACTAAGGTAGGTAAATTTTTAACAGACAAAGTTCCTTCAATACTTGGAATTGTTGGAGATGTTTTACCAGATGCAGGTGTATTAGGAGTAGTAAAAGGATTAATTGATAAGCAGGATCCTGCTGTTTTACCTCCTGAAGACAAGGAAAAAGCAATGAAGTTGCTAGAACTTGATATGATTGAGTTACAAGAAGTAAGTAAACGTTGGGACTCTGACATGAAATCAGACTCATGGCTTTCAAAGAACACACGTCCGCTAACACTAATTTACTTAACAGTAATTACTTCTTTATATATATTATTAGATGCAATGGATATTGCGTTTGATATTGATGAAAGTTGGGTAGAACTTTTGAAAACTCTTTTGGTTACAATTTATGTTGCATATTTCGGATCTCGTGGATTTGAAAAGTACAGCACAATAAAAAAATAGTTAGGAGACTTAAATCCCCCAACTATTATTAGTATACTCAAACCATCCTTTGTGTTCCTCAGGAGGTTTATTTCTGTTTTTCATTTGGTTTAATGGTTCTTCCTGATCTTTTAATGCAATAAGTAAAAGAATTAAATATCCAACAAGATCTTTAACAGTATCTTCTGTTTTGTCATAAATACCTTTTTGTTTTATCCTAGATATTTTATCGTCTATTCTTGCACATAAAGATTTGACCGGATCTCCATCACCAAATATACTTACAGGAGATGTTGCGGAATCTCCGTAGTCTGCGTTTTTAGAAATAAGAAGGCCGATGATTTCAGCACCGACCCTCTCAATTTTTTCTCTAGTATCCATTAAAATGATAAACCATCATTAACAGCCGCTTCAACGTTGTTAGCGTGAGTATTATTGCTGTTAGGAATATTACCATCCGCATAAGTAATTTTCCATGCATTAGCATTTGCTGTCCTAAGATTATTGTCACGATCTCTGTAACTTCTTAAGTTAATAGAAACCTTTACTTCATCTCCTGGTTTGTATGCATTAAACAAATTTGCTTTAGCACCAATTGCTTCTACAGGATAGTCAACAGGATACTGAGAATCAGCACCTAATTCAACTGTTAGTACTCTTTTTTCAATATCTCCTTTTTGAGTTTGAATGGTTTGTGCATCTGAGATTTCTTTGATGCGACCTTGTAATTCTACTGAATTTGACATAATTATTAATTAAAGTGTTATATATATTCAGAGGTGTCTAAGCCTCTCGCCTGAAGATATTCCAGGACTTCACAGACGATAACATTTACATCGTCTATTTTCGTTGCGAGAGTTTCATCCAACTCTCTTAATTTTTTTTTATCCTCCTTAGTGTTGTTTACTGAAACAATACTTACATGTAACTTGTTGTGCTCTGTAAGAAGTTTATCTATTGTAGGAATTCTAATTTTATAATTTACCGGCATCTCTTCCATTTATGGTGTATTTATTATCTTGTTTTGTACAAGCATTTCTATTAATTCTAACATATCTTCTTTGTATAAAATACAATATTGTTTTCCTCCAGGTGCTTTATGAAATACAATAGGTATGTCTGTAGGTTTTACATCCATGTCTGCTAATACTTTTTTGTATTGTGGATTTCTTTTATAACATTTTGCTTGTACTGCAAAATCTCCTGTGTTCATCAGATCAATACCTTTGTCGTCTAGCATTTTAGATCCATACCTAGATGTTACGCATTCTGTAAAACCCAAGTCTTTAAAATCCTTAACTAATTCTCTCTCATAATTGTGACCTTTCGTTCTATTTGTGTTTGCCATATTTATTAAATTCGTTATAGACATATACCATTTTGTTCTTTACAAAAGTTTTTATGTCTTCATATTCAACTGATTTATCAAATCCTTTATACAACAGGTAATACTGATTTCCTTGTCCATTAGGTCTAATAAAATAATCTTCTTTATTAGGTACAATTTCATCAAGCATAGCAGGTCTAAGAAGATCTCCTTCATCAAACCTTTTGCTCTTACCTATGGAAGATCCCCATCTATTTCTTTCCCAAACAACTTTATATAAAAGTTGCTTATTGACCTTTGAATGTCGGGAACTGTGTATTTTGCCTCTCGATTTCGCCATTATTATATTCTGAATAACAAGTTGTATCTAAATTATATTTGAATTCCTGCATACCGGTTTTTCCTGTGAATCTCCATCGTACCTTCCAAACATGTACCTCGACTAATTCCTTTTCAAAATCTCGATATACAGTAATTCCATTATCTACTTTATTAAAGAAGTGGGAAGAGCCACTTACGCTGTAACCTGAAGCGACCTCTACCTTCCCATTCTCTTTCTTTAATTTTTGTGGGTGTGCTACTAACATAACTCCACAGTCATACGCTTCTTTAAATATTTTAATCTTTGATAATTGAAGTCCGGTGTATTGATGCTCATTCATCCCTCGCTCAATCTTGTGTTCAACAAAAGCCCAATTATCTATTATTAAACAATTGATCCCCATCTTTTTTACTAACTCTTTTCCTTTATTTAATATACCCTCAACCGTTAGATCATTGTCTTTTAAGTTTATAAAAAAGAAATGTTTATTTATAAAATCAATTGCAGGATCTAATTCTTCAGGTTGTAAATTATCAACAGATCCTCTGCCAAATTTCTTTCCTGCATATTTTTCTATTAATTCTGCAACGTGTACTTTAATAGGTTGTTTTTCAGCAGAAAACACTCCAAATTTCCATCCTTTTTTTGCTAATTCTATAACTACTTGATCAACAAAACTAGATTTACCATGACCAGGAACACCTGTAACTAATGTGAATTCTGATGGCCTCCAAGACATGAGTTTATCAAAATTATTATAGCCTATAGTATCTCCTTGAGGCATTCCATAATTATATAAATTATGTATTTCTTTACGAGAATCTGATGCTTTACTCACACCTTCTAGTGGAAAAGGTTTTGCTGAATCAATACATTTAACTAATACTTCTGATCCATGCTTAAGTAAAACATCATTAGCATCCTTACATCCTTCCGGAAAATTTACTAACCAAATTCTATCTTTGCCAATTCTTCTCGATAACTCATCTCTTAATTTAATTCCTGGTGCATCGTTATCTAATGCTAAATATATTTTCTCTTTATTTTCAAACTCATTTATACTGTTGTCTAAATATGTAAGGTTTTGATTTCCTGTTGATGCTCCATTAGGTACAGAACAAGCAAACATAAGTCGCTCTTGCTGTAATCCTGCTTCATAAAAAGCCATAGCATCAAATTCTCCTTCAGTTATAATACACCATGAAGAATCCTTTATAACATCCAAACCATACATAATAAGTTCAGATCCTTTATTTAATTTAAAATTCTTCTCAGCGTCTCTAAATTTTATATTAACCCTTCTACCCTTTCTAATGTAATTAAATTGAATAACAGCCCTCTCAGACTGTACCTGAGGCATATACTCTGTGCCTTCAGTAACACCATAGTACCCTATTGTATCTTCATTAATACTTCTTTAAAGAAATTAATTATTTTGTCTGATATTGGTAATGATCTAACGGTAGGAATTTCATATTCTGTCTCATATTCTGCTACAGATCCATTGTCTCCACAATGATGGCAATAATAAGTTCCTGTTTCTACCCATACCCTTAAGCATTTTTCATTTTTGTTTTTTCTCCTGGTATGAGAACACTTAGGACAAGTGGTTTTTTGAGGCTCGGTGCCTGTATTACTCTTGACGTTAATGCCAAGTGCTTGCAGTTTAGATAAATTGTCTGTCATATTATTGCTATATTCTTTCTATTGGGGGTGACCTTACTCATTGTCTCCCACTCTGTATATTGTATTAGGTATTTCTCTATAAACTTCTTGCCAAATATGACCTCAGGAGTAACTGAGGATTGATACTTTTGACTCCAATTGTCTTTACACCACATAAATACCTTGACCATAGTGGATCCTGTAATTGGTTTTCCGTTAAACTTTTTTGACAAGATGCTTTTAAATCTCTTTTCATATGTTCTTGGTATGTACTTGTTTCCGTACCTTTCATTGATATAATTTATAACTTCAGCACATACCTCTTGATATTGAAGCGAAACACTATCATCATTTTTATTGTCTGACACAGCGATTTGAAACCAAAGGGGGGTAGTCCTAAACTTTGGGTGAGCCTTAGTGCCTATATTTTCTATTAAATCTTTCTCCGATAATTCAGAAATATATCTACTCATAGTCCTAGAGGAAGAGTTTAACTGTTGTGCTAAATCAGATAAAGTAACATCACAATAACCATCATGAGATGTGTACTTATATATAAGATCACATAACATATAAGCCACAGGAGACATGTCTTGTCTTCTTAATACATCATATATTATAGTTGTTGATCTTATCACGTTAACAATATTTTATGGTAAAACAATGCAGGGTTTTTCTTATTTCTATGTGACTCAAGCCTACAATTTAATGTTGCGATCTCTCCAACCTTCAGGCCATCTAACTGTTTTATATGATCATCCCATGCATTAATAGCAATATAAGAGTCTTCAAGGGTCTTTAACCAAATACTCACAAACTTATGTGAAGCCTCTCCTTTGATTGTTTTAACTTCTGATATATATTTTATTTGTCCTAATACTTCTATATTCATTTAATTTTTTCTTTAATAATTTCTGCAAGAGAAATAGTTTTACTGTGTTCTATTCTGATGTGATTTAAAATCAAATTAGTTTTTGTGAAAAAGCCTTTGGTAGTGGTGCTTGGATCTTTTGTATTAAAATAATCCCCAAGTATTGATAAAAACTTTTCTTCTAAAAACTCGACATGTTCCCTATCTTCTGATAAAAAATTTGTTATTTCCTCTATAGAAAAATTATACAACCTTGATACTCCTACAAAAATGCAAGTACCAAAATATGAGTTACCTTCTATTACTGCATTAACTTCTAGCGTATGAGGATTTTTTACTGCCAGGTTTCTTGTAATACCTTTTTTAATATCTTTTAATTCCATTTTAAAAATTTACTTTTTCTACTTCTTTAAACCTTACGTTGAATGTCTTGCCCCATACTATTTTACCAGATTCACCAAAATCAACTTCTTGTGCACCTCTATGTATAAGTATTTGTTTGATCTGTTGCATCGCTAATTGCTTACTAGATTTAGCATATTTTTCTTTGTCTCTACTTTCAACATATTTTCTAGTAAGATTTAAAAGTTCTTCATCCGAATCAATCTTAACCCTGTCAACCATTGCTTTATGTTTTTCAGATAAAAATTGATCTAAATCAACTTTGTATTCATCTTCAACATCAGGCTCTAGGTGAGATACTAATCTGTACCTTTCATTCATATTGATTGTTTCTCCTTCAATATCAATTATGTTTCTTGCTTCTTGAACGCTAAGGTAAAATCTCTCAGCCTCTTCAAGTATTGTCTCTTGGATATTAGGATTTGCTTCAACAGTAAAAACATCCATATGCCTACCATCTTTTAAAAAAGCAAACTGGCCATACTCATACCCTAGTACAAGCATATATAATTGTATTTGTGCTATGTAATATGGAGGTATTCCACCTTCCCATTTATCTGCATTATATCCTGAAATAGTTTTTATTTCTAATACACCTTTTCCGGATAGTTCATCATGCTTAGTAATTTGTCTGTCAATGTTCGCAAACAGAAAAGGGTATTTAGGGTTTATAAAAATTGAATTTCTTCTTATGCTTTTTCTTAGTTTTATTTTACCCTGATAATTATTTATCATTTCGATTGGATCTCCTGTCCAATATTGCCAAAGATCAGCAACATAATCTTCTAACAAACGACCATGAAACATAACCTCGTTGTCTATATTTTTAATGTTGGCTGTACCAACAGATTGATTCCATCTAGTAATTTTAGATGTCCATGGATTTAAGCCTAATAAAGTAGAGGCATCAGATCCTCCTACCATTCCTTTATAAACTAAAGACTTTCTTAATTCTACCCACTCTTCATAAGTGAGACTTGCTGTTGGTATTCTTTGAATTTTCATATACTATAGGTTTGTTTTAATGCAGTTCTAATTAACTGAGATACATTCATATCTTGATTCATACACATATCATTAAGGTTTTGTACCTCACTTGGTGTTAGTCTGAATGTAATTCTATTTGATTTTTTTTCCGTTTTTACTCCTCTATCCATCTCGATAAATTAAAAAAAGGGAGGGCAGTAAAGAGCGGTTGCTTTTACTTTTTGTTGTTGGTTAAACCCTCCCTAAATGTTTACTTAATAGCCTGTTTAGTGGCCTTTTTTGATTTTTCAGCGTTGATTAAAGATTTTAAATTCTTTAACTGTTCGCTTGTAAGTAATCCTTTATTAGCAGGAATTCTTTTCTCAACAACTGTATAGTCTATAGGAATATGATCTACCATGTTTTGATACACGTTGATACTATCCTGTTGCTTTACTTGTTGTAGTTCTTTTGCTTCATCTTCATCCATTATTGTATCCTCTCCACTATCTACTATACCTAAAATAAATAAGGCTCTGTTAAGTGCACCGGACTGACATTTTTGAAATGAAAATGGCTCATTAGTTTTTTTATGAGCGACTCCATCAGCCACAGGATTTTTATCAGGATCTAATACAATACCCTTCATGACGATAATACTATCGTTCATGTCTATTATCTCTGTGTTTAATGAATAACCTTCAACCCTGAAGTAGTCGTTGAAGTAATTAAGTCTTTCGACCCATGGCACAATTTGTATGCCTCTACCAATTGTTGTTTTTTTGAGTTTTCGTTTCAGTTTTCCCATCGTTATTTTTGATTAAATTATTTAAATAAAAGTTTACTATATAATATTTTCTTGCGTGAAACAAGATAGATTCCCAGTCAAATATCCATTCCTTTATTCTTCGCTCCATGCATATATCTTCGTGATGTGTGAGCAAGAAAAGTTTGAAGTCCCTAAGAGAAAACCTCTTACGATCATGAATAATCTCATTATTTTCGTAGTCAAATCTGACCATCTTTTAGGTGATTGTTTCATGTCGTGGTAGTTTCCCTCGAAGTTAAAAAAAATATTAACATATGAACGATTGTAGTGTTAAAATATGTTAAGTTTTTATTAACAACTTGTGGTTAATTTCTTGTTTCTTCAAAGACTCTGTATCACTATGTCTTACATACCTGTAAAATGCTTCAGATCCATTTGCATGTCCTGATATTCTCCTGACCTCCATCTCACTTAATCCTTTTGATAAGTGATATGTAATTCCACTACTTCTTAATTTATGTGGTGTAATTAGTTCATATAAAAACTGTTGTGAAGGAACAGGATTTCCATCGTGATCGAAATTATATATAGTTTTAGACTGCATAAACTCAGGATAAAATTGTAACAATTCTTTTAGTCCTCTTCTAAATGATTTTAAAGACCAAGCAAACGTTCCGTTCTTTGCTATGTAACTATTTACATCATCTGGTAAATAAAAGGTAGACAGAGATCCCATCCCTTTTTTAGTAATGATCGTAACAATATTACCATCACTTGTCGCTTGAAAGTTTGTAAGATCTGATATCCTCATGCATGAGTAAAGCATTAGCCTTGTGTAATACCAAACGTTTTCGAGTTCGATTCCCGGATTGTTGTTGTGTATCATCTCTACTTGATCCGGAGTAAGAGCGATGACTTCTGTCTGTAACTCTCTCATTGACTGTAGTTTAGGAAACAAATACCCATAGTAGGCCTCTGCTTTTTTAAGTGTAGACCTTATGTTTTTTAGGTGTGACTTCCTTGTGTTAGGGTGCTTACAGTCATCAAGCATTAAATTTAAATAGCCATTTACTTGGCTCTGTAATTTTCGGGTGACCTTCAACCTATCCTTTCTACTATTAACGTTGTTAAGATCTAAGTCCTCTATATTAAAGTTATAGTTATAACCCTTCATGCCATTACGCAGTTGTTTGTAGGATGAAATAGTCAGCGGAGAAAATCTTTTCCCATAGTTAAGTATGTCTCCTTTTTCTAGGAGATCTATAATATCTGTAAGTAAATATAAAAATGTGTTCTTCTTCATAGAAGTATGATTTAATTGTTAAACAAATCAGGTTTATTTTTCAGTTTGAATAATCGCCCCATACTGAACGTATGAGGCCAAAGGTTGCAGTCCCTAGGGGACTTGAACGATCGTTCAACTGTTAATAATGTCATCTATCTCCTCAGATAACTGCTCATAAAAAGCAATGATCTTTGCAGACTCTTCAAATTGAAGTGGTGATAACCCTGTTTTCTTTTGATTTAGTGTTGACTTTTTAGATTTACAGCCATACACATATTGACATACCTCCGTAGTAGGAATTGCTTTTATGTTTAGCAATTCTTTTGCAGTAGTTTTCAGATAACTATGTGTCCTCGGACGTTTCAGTTTCATTTTAGTAGTTTTCATTATTTAGAATTAGTTTAAATATAATATTAATTTAGTTTATTTACCAATACCTGTCTCAATGTTTTGCTTAAGTCATTAGAACAGTTCGAATCATTCAAAATTCTTTCAATAACAGAATTATGTATGTTTCTAAATTGTGATTTAATTAAGTTGTTGGCAGAAACCTCAACAGTTTGTAACAAGCCATTGTATTTCTCTGTTAGTTCATCATATTTTTCATGAAGACTAACATAGTCAACAATATATTCATCAGTATCAATCTTACTTTGCAACTCTACATCAAGCATAAGTTTAAATACTAATTGGTAATTTTTTTTAAAAGATTTATCTGTAATAATTAGATCATCAAACTTTCTACAACCGTATAATACTGTTGCATGATGTTTGTTTGTAAGTTTACCTACCTTCGTTAAAGATAAGTTCAAGAATTCTCTTGCTATTTTAAATAATATAAATCTTGCATCAATCGTTTCCCTTAATCTATTGTTAGCCATTGGGTCTGCTTTTGTAATTTGTTTTATTGCGGTTGCAATTGTTTGAATGTCGGTTTCAAGTCTGTTCATTGGTTGATTTTTTGAGTATAGTTTTCCTGTCACACAAGCAACATGATTACTAATATGTTTTTGTTTTTAAATGTTTTGTAGTACGCTTTTGCCTATTTCTTGTGAGACATTCCAAGAGTCGCTCCAATACTTTTTAGATCTTTGTAATGATCCATATTCTTTAGCACCAACCTGGTACCTAGAAGGAACAGTAACAAAAATATTTATTTTTATTGAGTGATATGGAAGGTAACAAGCACCACTTTTTAATGCTGACTTGCAGTCTTTAGTGACTTTACCTCCTATTCTCCAAGCCTCTCCGGAATTGATAAGGCTTTGTAATAGATCGTAGCCAAACTGTTTTTGAAGTTCTTTTATTTTACGCTCGTTCATATATATAGTTTTTTTTTTCAGTTTAAATTGTTGGTCTGACATCGCTAAAATACATATTTAGTCTGACACACCAAAATAATTTGTATCTGAAATTGAATCATCGTTCATATCATCAACAGAAAAAATAGATTGTTTGCCTCTAATATTGTGAAACATTGCATTAATAAATCTATCATCTGCGTCAGGGAATAAACTTTTTATATTAGATATTAACTCAATATCTTTTTTATTTAGATAACTCATTTGTTTCTTTTGAATAGTTAATAATATTTTTTTGGATCTCTTTTTCCTTGATCTCTTTTACAGTATACATGTAGTCTTTAGTTTCTTTTATTAAAGATTGTACCTCTATAAGTTGCCGGTTAATCTCTTTCAAGTATTCTATCGATCTATCAGGAGAATATTTATATTTTCTAGCAATGGTGTTAAGAATATTTTCTTTAAGAAATTCTTTCATTTTAATATTAGTAGCCATAATTATTTCTTTATTTGATTAAACTGTATTACTAAATTTTCTTTCCAATGATCTTTGTCGTTGAGGTATTCATCTATAATTTTATTAACTAATGGAAGTTCCTCTACTCCAAGACTTGACAACTTACTTACTAAAGCATCTATATGATTTTGAATATTCATAAAAAACTCTTCGTCATTTTTAGCAAACAGATTTATATATTTTTCTAACTCTCTCTCAAGTTCTTGTTCTGCTTGTTTAACTTTAAATTTTAAAGATTGCTTAAATATTTTAAGTTCCTTTACTTCGTCCAATGCTTCTAGCATTAATTGTCCATAGATGACAGCCTTGGTCACACTATAGAATACCTCTTGTTTTTCCATTATGTTAGTGATGTTTTTAATTGTTCTCTAGTCATTCCGTATTCATTCTCAAGCCAATCCAAAAATGTTTCTTCGTCTTTTGATCTTACCACAATAGAAGTGGCTTGTGAAAAAACATTACTTGTTAAACTTGAAACAATAGAAACCATTACCGGACAATCTGAATTCTCTCCTATGATCTCGCCAACTAAATCATTGAATTTATGCTTCCAAGAAACGTCTTCCCAATATCCTGTAGCCCATCCGCTTTCGATATCTTTCCAACCATCCTTGAATTCAACGTCCATATAACCTCTCCATGCAGATGAATTAACCCATTTGCAATCTTCGACAGGCTGATGGTATTCGTCATCATCTGAGTAGATCTCCTCCCAATAAACATTAAATGCTTTGCCTATTTCATGAGGATAGTAATATTTTTTTGTCTCCTGATCTTGGGGTGACCATGTCTGAATTACAGTAGAGCGATCCATGGCCTGATTATAACATTCTTCACATAGGATCTCATCATTACGATCATAAGACCAAAAATCTAGATCTTGATCGATCTCCTGCTCACAGCAGTCACAAAAATTATTTTTCATTGTTTCAGTTTTAATTAGTTTACAAAGACGAGGGAGCCAAAAATCATGGAGTCGTTCAAAACATTTCTCCCTCGTTTCGCCTGAATTACACAGGCTCATCAGTTTGCTTTTTCTTTCTTTTAGGTTTCAGGTAAACTATATACCCTTCATCTTTTAAAAGATCTTTTGCTTTTGCTACCTTTCTCTGTTGAGATCTGTAGTACTCAAATATTTCATTTGTTATCGCCATCGCTTTGGTTTTTAGTAGTTAATATTTCCACTCCGATAATCTTAGATGTTGAATGATCTTTATTTGCTTTCGCTAAATAATTATCGAGGTGCCTTTGATTCTCAAATTCTTTGACTCTAGATCCGTAGTTCCCAAGCCAGTTTTTTGTGTCGATTCTTACTTTCATTTTATAATTCCTTGATCGATTAATGATTTTGCTGTTCTTCCAAACCATCCCTGTAATTTGTAGGCAAGGCCTGTAGTGTGGAGGTATTGCCATGCTTGGATGATCTCTTGCTCATCGTGGCATTCTACAAATCCCTCTGCTAATCCTATTGCTGTGTAATCATCCATAACTGTTGATGTTTTTAGAGTTAACAAATTGGACTATTGCTTCATCAAAATCTAAATCTTGATTTTCCCAATTAAAATCATGAGCGTATTTCTTTTGAAATGCTTTTGCCAATTCATATGCCTTATCAAAAGTTTGAAATACTGTTCCTCCTAACATATCCTCGTTGATTATGATTGAGGTTATAAGTGCTATATCTTTATTATTATCTGTTTCTTTTGGACTAACTTCTTCTAAGTGTTTAACTAATTGATCTAGTCCGTAGATAATACCCTTATGCTCTGCACTATCGTGACTGTCGCAAACCCATTCATCATCTGACTTAATATCAGTACAGATGTTTTTAATTTGTTGTAAATTCATTTTTTCAGTTTTAATTAAATTATACCTGACGCTCCGTAGAGCGTTTCGCCTGAATCTCACAGGCTCATCAGAGGTTTATTATATTTTAAACAATAGTCTTCGGCTTCTTCTTCAGTTTCAAAATAGGACCAATCTGTTCCACTTTCTAAAAATTCATCATTTTGGTCGTACACATCTAAACACACACCGTAAGGTCTATCTCCATATTCTTTGTCACCTACCATGTCAAAGTCAGGAACTCGTACTGCTTTAAGTTTAAAGTTATTCTCCATGACTATAATGATTTTGGGGTGACCGCATCCTTCCACACACCTACGTTAAGAAAAGATATTACAGTAGATAAGAACAATAGGAACAAGACAGTAATACCATAGTAGACTAATTCAACACCGTTGCCAATCATTCCGGCTAAGTGGATCATCATGTTAGTGATTGCAAATAATACAAATGCAGTTACTACAGATAGTGTAGTTGCTTCGATAATTTTAGATAAGTTTTTCATTTTTGTTTCAGTTTAAATTATTAATTGATTATTGAAAGTTTGTTAAATTCATTAGATCAGATTGTCTCTCAATAAGATCCATCGCTTGAATTAATGCAGCACCTAGAAAACTGATTGCTATTCCAACTACTGTTGCGATTAGTACTAGTTTTAATTTTGATTTTTTCACTTTGTTTATTTTTTTAGTGATTTGACAATGACGCTCCGGAGAGCGTTTCGATCATTAAGATCTCATCAGATTGCCTTTACATTGATTTAAGGATTTCTCTTTCCATTAATTCTCTTGTTTGCTCTCTTTGGAAAACGTCTGTCATTTGTAATGCACCATGTACACTTCTGTACATATCATATTTTCTGTTGTGAAAATTGTAGACCTTGTTAGATCTAGCGTTGTAAAGCATTTTTTGGTGGTAATCAATTCCTAGTTTTAAAACAGACATTTGGAATTTTATGTCTTCTAGGTTAAGGAAACAAAGTCTTTTAGTGTTAGACTTTACGTTTTGTGTTGCTGTAGTTGAAATTTGTACTCTCATGATTTTCAGTTTAAATTAATATTTGTTTTGAACGATGGTACAAATATAACGAAATATTTTCTTAACATCCAAATGTTAAAAACACAAAAAGCGTAGAAATCTGCGTTTTAACCTGTAAAATCAAGGGAAAATAATTTAAAAAAAATTTTTACGACTGTCCAAGTTGGGGGGTATTTGGGGGGTAATTTAGTTACCTCGGAGAGACTCGAACTCTCAACCTACAGATTAGAAGTCTGTCGTTCTATCCAATTGAACTACGAGGCATTTTGCTTTACATATGATCCACAATGTGTAAAGGTTTTAGGGTTTTCTTATCAGATCATTTTGGGGTGACCTTATCAAATTACTATAGGGGAATATAAAGATCTCGTATAAGGTAATTATATATGCGTCTTAACTGTATACGTCCATATACGGTAACACAAAACTGTTGGCCTTTAAACTTCTGTTTCTTGGTTAATCTATCAACAAACCCTAATGCGAGTAACTTCTTATGTTCTCTATAGATCGGTGTCTGATTAGATCTATTGGCTAACCATCCCATACGTTCACATATGGTTATAACTTCTGGCATAGTATAATAACTGAAGTCCTGTTTATTCTCACTCTCTCGGATCGCACAGGCTAAGAAGATCATAACTGTTCTGTACTGTAGTTCATGATCTAAACTCTTGATGTATTTATTTACGCTGTGATGATGGCTGAACAACTCAACCAATTTCTTGGCTACAACCATGGACGTATCAATATGTAAATAACAAAAATCACTAGGCTAATATCACCTACCTTTTCCAATATCTTGAATGAGTCTTCATATTGTTGTTGGCTTCTTCCTTGTCTTAAATTCTCGTCTTGTTCTGTCATGTCTTATTTAGTTTTAATTGTTAGTAATCAAAATCTTCAGGACGTTGCATCGTTTGTATAACGAGGGCAAAATATTTTCCTGTTTGGGTGAACGTTTCCCTTTTTGTGTAAGATCCGGTACAAAAAATGACTACCGGATGCAAAAATCGTAGTAGATGAAATGTAAACGACTGGTTATCAGGTGTATGGGTGGGTTTGTCCAAGTCCTAAGTGGACTGTTTTCGAATATAAATGCCGATTTCACAGGGTACCCAGTTCCTCATTTCCAGTTTCCCATTTCGATCGGTTGGCCCATATACTAGGTGTTGCCACACAAAAACATCTACAATGACGTTCTGAGCAAATATAAGAAACTTTATTTAATTTTTAATGGTGTTATGCCGGACCATTTTTTAGACCATCTTAGAACCTTTTAAAATGATTCGGGGTGATCAAACATGTAGTATATTGGTTTAATATAATATACTAGTATTATATATTATATATATTATATATTATACTATATATATAGAGGGGTAGCCAATTTGTCTAGCCAAGATAGCCATAATGTCTAGCAGTTAATATTGTTGTTAAGAACTTGTTAATTATTTGCATGTGAACAATCGTTCATTTTTTTAAATTGCATTTCATGAATATGATTGGACAACGAATAGCAGTTAAGGTTTCAAAGAAATACAACGATGAGGTTGAGTTTTCTTCTGGAGAAAAACTGTATATAGACGTTTCCTGGAATCCAGAACATCACGTTACGATATGTGGAGAGGTCGTGGCTTTGCCTAGAGGAGAGTGGTGTAAAAACACAAGAGGAGATTGGATCAAGCAGGAGTTACAAGTAGGCGACCTAGTCTATTTCAATTATCTAACTGTAGATAAAGAAAATCTTGTAACAGGGGAAAGGGATGTCTACCTTGTCGATTTAGAGGAGTGCTTTTGTTTTGTGAGGAGCGGAAGCCTTGCTGCTATTTCCAATCATGTACTAGTGGAACCTGATATCATTGAGGAAAAGGTAGGATCTATTTATGTAGGTGTACCAAAGAAGAGTGAAGAAGAGGGATATGTAAGGCATATAAGTACTCCGCTAAAGAATAAAGATGAACTGGGTTTGATTAGTGGGGATAAGGTTAGATTTCATGAGAGAAATTCTTTTCTAAACAAAATCGAGGGTGTTGAATATTATGTGATGAAACAGGACGATTTATTAGGAAAGTTGATTGGAGGGACCGTATAACATACCAAGATGTATTTTTGATCATGCGAGATTATATGTCGACACACGAGTCATGGCCAATCGTGACCACTACAAAAAATTATACTGGAAGTCTAGGAGTTACAAATACAAGAATCCTATTCTATTTGACGAGCCGGTAGACAACGAATTCTATACAGATTTTAAGGGAATATTAGCAGAACTATTAGTTAGGCACCACTTTGATTTAAAAGGGACTAATTATACTACCTCAGCCTTTGTAAAAGAAAAAGGGGTTTCTGATGCTGATTTAATTGTAAATGAAAAAAAGATTGATGTTAAGGGGT